TACTGCTTCTTCAAATGTCATACTTGTAATTTTAGAGCAAAGATATAAAAAATAGATGCCCTCTCCCCTATCATATAAAAGCTATTTCAATCTGTGGAATTTCAGTATTACAAATTTCAATTCTATTAAGAAAGATATTTTCGTAATTCTTCGATTGCCTGTGATGCACTTCGAACTACCACATACTTATTACGACATGATTCCGCTTGTTTTTGAAACTCTTTCTGTTCTTCTGACTGTTTCCCTACCCTCGTTTTAAACTCTATGCAGAGAGAAGCAAAACCCTTTTTGGGAATAAGTACGATCACATCAGAAACACCAGGCTTTACTCCTTGACGTTTCAGGTTAGCAGCTTCACGTATATGACGGCTTCCACCGTTCGGAACGGCAAATATAAGTTTGTCAGGTATATTAGGGAAATATAGAGGAATAAGTTTAAAAAACTCTGTTTGTATGCAAGCTTCCTCATTATTATGTACTTCTTTTGAACGTGGAGGATTACGCTGATCTGCATAGCAATTATAACACATAAAGTCGGTACCAGTTTTAATAACCGATACCGTTTCTCTTCCACATAAAATGCACTTTTCTTTAGTCATTATTCAAAATAAGCTAAATTGTATTGGTCTTCTACCTACTACTGCTATCGTTCTCTCATGAATTGGGCACTGCGAAGCATAGGGACATCTCCCTGACATAGCAGAAAGATGCGCTCCATGCCATTCATCCCAATCTGTTACATTATTAGCAGAGAGGAAAGTTATCAGTTTCATGCAGCAGAAGCCACGTTCTTTCTCTTGACCTCCTGCAACTTCGAATAATCCATTACTCTGTGGACGTTTCATTCAATTCTATTCTGTTATGAATTAGTGTAAACACCTTCATCACAATTCTCAATGCGTGACTGACATTCACTTACTACCTCTTTTAAAATCTCCGCACACTCTTTATTTGAGTAGTTTTGCAGCAATTCATCGATATGCTGCATTATATCATTTACTTCCATACGCTTTCTTTGCCATTTTATTGATTAACTTTATTGTCTTATCACTCAATTTGCCATTAGCGGTTGTAACGTGCTGAATGGACTTATGCAATTGGATTCTATTCATATCTAAATTGATTTGAACTATGCGGTAAACAAGAATCTACCGCATAGCAGATTTATTATTTATTTCTCGACACTTCCAAAACAGGAAGGTTTGTTTCCGTTGGTATGTATATCACAGTTTTATCATTCAGATTGCTTTGTTGACGTACCCACAAATATTGGATATATGCAGGAGTAATACTTCCATTTTCAATTTTAATCGCTTCGGCAGCACCTTTGGCACGTTCGATTTCAGCTTGGGCATTCAGTTTTTCAGCTTCCAGATTAGCTTTAGCTTCTTCAATCTTTATTTTACGGTTTTGTTCTGCTTTAGCGAATTCAGCCTTTCCAGACATTTCTTGCTGCCAAACGTTATAATAAGGGATGGTAACAAAACATCCCACAACAATTGCGACAAATACGATAGCCGCCAAAATTCCAAGTTTATTCATACTTTCTAATACTGGGTTTTATAAAGCCGCCCAAGGCTTATTAGTTTATTATTATTATATTTGCAAAAAACAAATATATGTCAACAATATATCGTAATAGAACAATCCGCCCTTCAAGTAGACTTGAAACATCTGTATCTTATAAAATCAATACAGAGAAAGTCACGACAAATGATACATTGGTTATTACCATTAACCATGAAAGTGAGAATTTTCATAAAGAATTTTCTTTTTCAGGAGAGAAGGTTGCAAACCGTTCCTCAATACACTTCAGATATATCAATGGAGAAATCATTTGGTCACCAGTTCAGCCTGATTAGATTCATATCTTTGCAGACTTAAATTATTCATCATCATAATCAGTATCAAAGATACGTGCAACCATATCGACGATATTTTCTTCAATATCCTCGGTAGAACCAGTTACAGCATTAGCAATGTTTTTCTTCTCTTGAATTATGCGATAGACCTTTTCGTCAATAGTGCGCCGGCCAAGGAAGTAGTAACAGGTAACAGAGTCTTTTTGCCCGATACGGTGTGCCCGGTCTTCGCACTGACAACAATCAGCATACGTCCAAGGGAATTCAACAAAAGCGACATTACTTGATGCAGTAAGCGTTAAACCAACTCCAGCCGCTTTTATCGAGCAAATGATTATATCCGCTTTTGGATTGTTCTGAAAGGCATCAACCGCTCTTTGCTTCTCATCCTGCGAATCTCTACCGGTAACAGATACGGCAGTGGGAAAGTAACGTTTCAGTTGATCTACAACTTCATGAAGCGAACAAAAGAGAATTATCTTCTTTCCATTCTCTCGGAAGTCTTTCACAAATTCAATAACATCGCGTACTTTTCCACGTGCGGAGATCTGCCGTAGAATATTGATACGTACCATGACTTCCCCTCGCAGAGCCTTTTCAATCTTTTCATCGTCGGCATCCTTATATTTCTGTAGATACATAATAAGATCACGCTCTGCATCCATATACTCCTTACGATTAGTAATTTCACATGTATTTACCTGGCGTATCTTATCTGGAAGATCTGTAAGGACGAGAGACTTTTCACGACGAAACATACAATATTTCCATAAATTGAAGTTCAATTCTTTCAAATTCGATGCTTCTCTTTGTCCGGAGCAGTACCGGTTAACAAATGGTTTGTAGCCACCGAAATCATCCATACGGTTTAGAATTGCCAGCTGTGGAATCAAATCTTTAGGCCGATTTACTACCGGTGTTCCTGTAAGCTCTATCACCCATTCTTTACCTGTACAAATACCCTTGCAAAACTTTGCCTGTTGAGTAGATGCAGACTTACAGCGATGGCTTTCATCAATGATAACAGACTTGAATAAATTGATTGAGTTTCTAAATTCCACATCGCGCAGCGTCCAGCCTTCGGCTTTCTTTATGCGTTGTACGAAGTATTTCTTTAGTGATTCATAGTTTACGATAAAGACTTGATGCATTCCTGTTTGATAAAAGAAGGTCCATGTATCACGTACTTTATCTGTGAGTACCATTGCTTTTTTATCCGTAAACTTCTCCCATTCCCGTTGCCAGTTGATTTTCAATGATGATGGGCAAATGACAAGACAGGGAAAAGCGTTCGCTAGATTGATGGTAGCAATACTTTGTAATGTCTTTCCGAGTCCTGGTTCATCGCAGTTCATGAAGCGCTTTAGCTCCAATCCCCGGGCAATACCTTTGAGTTGATAGGGATAAGGCTGAATTTTTAAGCTATGCGGAATTGTTAGATCTGGAAGTTCCGGAACATCATAAGCAATATCTTCCTCTTTCTTTGTAGTTCCGCTCACCCAATTTATATTTTCAAACTGCTGTATCTGATAAATCATTCTTTCAAGATCAACTCTACTCCGTGTAGGTACTATCCAAACTTTTCTAGCACCGTCAAAACGTCTTCCGGGAATCTGCCGAACCCGTTCTATAATAGAAGTCTTATAGTTGAATGATAATTCGAAATTATCTCCTTTTAATTCAATATTCATGATTTAGAGTGTTGTTTAATGGGGGAGATTAATCCCCCAAGAGTGATTTATGCGGTTGCGTCAAGAGGTGCGGGAGTTTCTAAGCGCTTCTTGCGCCCCCTCCCTTTCGGCTTTTCTTCTTCAATTACAACGGCTTCTTCCGGTTCATCTGTTTCGAAATCCAGTCGTTCCTGTCTGACTCCCCATTTTTCTTCAAACAGATAACTTTCAACTTCCGCATCACAAGCGGCAGCGTCAATACTTAATTCCTCATAGTAAGGGTATTGTTCATCAAGAAGAGGGACGAAGATTTTTAGATCAACAACTTTACCGGACTGAAGAAGTTTAGACCCCATGATAGTAATTCCAGAAACACCATCGACGCTGTCATTTGCATAACCTGTAATGATATAATTTTCTAGTGTCTCTGCATAGCCCGGAGAAGAAAAGCTATCCTTGTTGATATTAGAAGCCTCTGGCTGTTCACACAATACGACGAGATGCAATCTAAGCCGAATAAACGCCTCCCTTAAATCGCTGTGAATGATCTGATCGCAGCTCTTGTTAATTACATTCGTGTAGTTTGCTTCAGAGAAGCGTTCATTATACACAACATTCAGCCGGTCTTTCTTAACGACCGCCTTTTTAATCTCATTTTTTGCTTGTTCCATAATCTTCTTTGGTTGATAAAGTGATAATACTAAATGTTGATACAACTCCCATGACGGCAGCCGTAGTTATTTCTCTTGATGTTGCATCTTCTCTTTGAGAAAAAGATAATGCTATAAACAGGCCGACAACGGCCAGTCCGATTGTAATTTTTCTTAAAATTTTCATGATAATTACTTTTTGTTGTTATGCATTCCGGCCATTTTCATTTCCTCTTTTGCTTTACTTATCACAGTTACACACCATGATAATTGATGTGTTGCTGTCCGGTTACAACGTTCGCACCAATCGACGAGATATCGCTCCTCCCGGCATAAAGAACTAATTAGGGCATTTATCGCCGTTGCTGTCGCTTTCGCATTTTTAGCTGTATCGACGAGTGTTTGCATGACCTCGGACTTCATTGTCTCATTAAGCCAGTATTTCGAGTCTGCAAGCAGTTTGCCGGAGCGAGCAACATATACAGCCAGGTCATTGCCACGCTGTACGGCTTCTTCAGCATTTTCGCTCATTGTGATATTGAGAAAAGAATCAATATTTTGTAATTCAGCCAAAATTTGTTCTTTTGGAGTGATTAGTAAGTTCATATTGTTTTCACTTAAAATATATTTAAACCATTAGTTGCCACCATTTAAAAGCAAGGTCCTCGTATTTCTCTTTCCCCTTGATATACGTAGGGTGGTTACGGTCGGTGATAAAATGCTTGAAGATTTTACAGTTCTTTTTTGAGATTGCGTAGATGAAATCTCTATTGCTCCCTGCAATATCCATATACCAGGCACGGGAACGGTCCCAGTCGAAAAAGTCGATAGCTTCATCAAATTGCGCCTGTGACTCTGCAAAAGTCGTTTTTAAATCACCTCCAAAATTGTAAGCAGACAACCACCAATCCCATTTACATCGTGTATCAAGATGGTAGGCAAAATTTCCATAATAGAACTCCTGCTGCTTATTTACCATGAACTTCTGTGTATCAGATTGCGCCAACACGACAGCCAGGAATTGATCTTTCTCCGCCTCTTTCCGGAGCGCCTTACGCATTTCAAGCCCTAGCTCAAATTCTTCTGTCGTATACAAGTAATCGTCTACCATCAGCTTGTCATACCGGACACGGTCATTCTCTGTGATAAGAGCATCTACGAGAGTACCGAACTTGAAAGCCTTTTCTTTATCCCCGTATTGAACACGGGGATAAAGATAGTTTTTAAGCTCTGTCAGATCTGAATTACTGACTTCCGAACGTGAATAGTATGAATCGGGATTTGACATAACTATTTAGCTTTCACATCTGCTTCGTAGCTGATGAATTGTGATTCAATATGTGTCTGATCTTTACTGTTTGCTTTCTTCTCGCAGTATGTAGTCATCTTTTTAAAGATCTTCTCTAACTCATCAAAAGGAAGAGTCTGCCCCTCGCCTATCCACCACATCTGAAATATTTCCAGGTATCCTTGCTGATGAAGAACAACAATCTTTTCTTTTACCTTAGCGTTTGTCGGTGGAGGTGCAACAGATGCAGCAGCACCAGCAAAAAGATTACCGATTGAGCTTTGTTGCGTTTTCATTGCAACCTCCTGCCTATCTGCTTCTTCCTTTCTCTTTAACTCTTGTAATTGTTTGGCTGCCTCTTCTGCTTCTCGTTGTTTGCGCAATTCTTCTGCTTTTGCGGCTTCTTCTGCATTTGCCAAGCGAAGCTGTTCCAGTTCAGCCAACTCTTTACGCTTAGACGGAATACGGTCGATAAGATCTTGTTTAACACTTGAAATTTTAGCCTTATACTGTTGAGCATATTGCTCATATTTACCCAGCAATGTATTTTTGCGAATCTCTGCTTTTATCTCCTTATTGATATAATAGGTAGCATATTCAGCAGTGAATTTATCAAAATGAGCTTTCGGGTAATCAGTTTGGAAAACAGTTATACCGATTACTTCTCTATCAAAGTTTACATAAGTCAATCCCGAAAAAATATTCTGCAGCTCGGTTACCTTAGAAGATAGATATGAACTGAAATAAGAAAGAAGTCCATTTTCTATTGCTTGTTGATAGCTTACCTTTTCATTATTGATTAATACTCTTTGCTCGGCTTCTTTCTTTCTCTTCTGCTCTTCTTCATATTTGAACTTAGCATACTCATTGCGCTTTGCTACAAGCTTTCCGGGGATTGTAGAAGAATCCTTAGGATCAATTTCTTTTTCTTGTGAAGTAAAGAAAGAACGAACTTTGTCGAATATCTGCGTGATGGGCTTGCGACGTTCGTCCATATTCTTGAGAGTAGTATTTACTTTTTTCAAGAAGTCAGCTGCAGCCTGATCTATCGTTTCATTCATACCTTCTCCCTCGATTGTATCAAGGAGAGCCTGCCCTGCTTCATTACATTTTTTTACGGAGAGAGTATTCCTTCCCATAATTTCGGGAAATGATGAAAAAATGTTTTTTACTTCGTCTATTTTGATTAATTCTGTTGGCATAATTATTTTCTTAAATTGGTTAATAAATACTTAGAAGCCTCCGTTTTCATCATCCTCGGATACTGCTACTTGCACAGGTTCCGGGGCTTCTAGTTGCTTTTCTTCTCCGAAAGGAATCTTGGTATCATCTACGGAGGGTGCGGATTGAATAGGCTCATTTACCTTTTCTTCATCTACTAGCCCGTAATCAATAACAGGTTCTTCCTGTTGTGTCTCCATAGATGTATAATTGCCCGTTCGCACTTTTGGATATGCATCAAAAGCATGTTTAATCATTTTGTTTTCAAGGAATCCGGTATCAATAAATCCACCGTTAGAGGTATACAGGGAGTTTGCAGTTCCCTTGTTTTGCTTTGCAGAAAAGGTTGATAGACGCTTCCAATCAGATTCCATCATCCAAGAATAATCAACTGACCCATCATTGCGTACAATGCGGATAAATACGGCAACCGGCTTATCTGATTTTCTCGGGAAAGCTCCTTCGTACTCTATAGATTTAGCACCATTTACTCCGATAATAGGGCGGAATTTGTCACCTTCAAATACTACTACAGGATTATCTACATAGCGGACCTGTCCGGCGCGTTGTCGCATATATACTTCACCGTAGGCAGAAACAGTAAGTCCTGCTCGCTTTTCCCACATATCACCGCTAGGAGTCTTTACCTTAACGTTACGGGGAATTAAATAACACTGTGGCCTGCCTGATTGGTCAAGTGAAAGACCATTCACCGCCATATCAAGAAAACAACCAAAGAGGGACAGTTTTGTACATTCCTGTAAAGCTGGCGTTTCAGTCAATAATTTATTGAAATGAAACTTCTCGCGGTTATAAATCTGTTCACCCATTTCTGTGCCCCAAATAGCGTTATACATGCCGACAAACTTCTGTTCAACTTTCTCATTTTCGACAATTTTCGTTGCTGGAAGTGCGTTAAGCTCCTCCACTTTGATTTGAATACTATTACTCATAATTATTTAATTATTAATGATTTAATCTCCTTGATATACTCCACGCCTATACTCTTCCATTAGGAGTATATCTTCAGCCGTAGGTTCTTTTCTGATATCTGTTTTTGATGAACTACATTTGATGGGAGAAGGACTGTAATTTTTAATAGCGCTTTCTCTTTCATCCAACTGCTTTCCTATCTTATCCTGTAATTCCTTTAATAAGGAAGATCCTTGTTTAACTTGTGTCATACAGCTGTCTGCATTAATTGTTTGATGATATTGTCCGGAACTTTATTATGCAAATCCATCATTGCGCTAGCTGTTTCCAGTTCTGACCGCTTCACATAATATTTTCCTCTTTCCTTATTATTTGCCGGATAAAACTTAATCCAGGCTTTTTCGCGCCATTCTGTAATCAGGCGTTTTCCGTATATATCTTCCGCTTGTGATATAGTTACTACTTCGGGAAGTAGCCCTAACATCGTCAACGTTTGAACAGTTCCGATCTTAATACATCGTGCGACCATCATTTCGAAGCAATTTTCCATAATCTCTAATTAGGCTGTTTCTTTGTTTTACTTTTGAATGGTGTTGAGCTTTTAATTACTGAAACACATCTGCATCTCTATGCTATGCTGCCTGATTAATATTGATTAGAGTTCATATACTTCTTCAATCCTATTTCTTCGTATTCTTGCCCGCCGACTCCGGTTAAGGTCGTTGTTGCAGTCAAATGCAATTTGAAAGGCAATAATTCCAAGAAATGAAAGAGCGATTAATGATTTCTGTAATTGCTTGAAGTCTATATTTAGAGCAAAAACTCTATTTATCCACCAAGCACCAAGTTCGTTTAATTTGCTGGTCCCCGTCTTTTTGTAGGCCTTATCTAACAGGACATTTACCGTTCCGTAGGCAGTACCTAATCTGTCTGCAATCTCCTTCTTTGCCAAGCCACAAGCAGCCAGTCCCGCTATTTGATTTTCCCGCTTGGTTAGAGCAGAATCAGCTTGCAGTTCCATGATGCAAAGTCTCTAGTTCGGCTGCCGCTCTGGAGATTCCTTTGGTGACTTCCAAAGCTTCATTAGCCATTCTTACAGCGACATTCAATACTTTAGCTTTGTAGGTTGAACGAGCGGAAGCAGGTTTGTTGTTGAGGATATTGTGCACTGTACCCTGTGAGCATCCTACTTCCTTCGCAATCTGCTTTTCGTATCCGTAAGGCAGATTAGCTTTGATAGTTTCTAATTGATTTTCCATATACATTATTATATTATAGTAATTAGTTCCCTGGAAAGCGACCAAGCCTGCCAAGGACAACGTATCGCTGTTGCGCAGATGATTAAAGATTCATTCTATCTCGTAACCTCTTTCAGATTCTCCATTACCGGAAGGCGCATTCTCAAAGGGTTTGCATCGAAAACTAAACCTGCATGCTTTATTATTTTAGTCTTTAACTTCTTCGCAAGTTTCTCCGAGCCAAGCGACACATTCTGTTGTACCTCTAGTAAAGTCTACTGCCTTATTTTTAGGATTGAATTTACCCTCAACTATATCTCCTTCTTTTACTCCTGCTTCCTTTTTTAGCTCCCATAGAAGCCATTCGTTACCAGTTGAACCGATTACATTCTTGATTCTCACTTTCATGACTTAATCCTCCATTTCTTTATTATCTTTATCTTCTACTTGCAAGGCTTCAAGCATTTCGTCATCAAGTTTAGAAAGATCGAGTCTTACTTCTTCACCGGAGTGGTAACTTGAAACTACTAGAATACAGGAATATCCGTTCTCATTGTATTCGAAATCGAAACGTTTACTTCCGCCTAGGATGCGCATTACTTCATTTAGATTCTTCATATCTTGTCTTTTTTAGAGTAAATAATCTATTTTGTTAACTTTGTTGCCCTTTTATTTTGGCGTTATCAATGTTTTGCGTTAACTTTATAGTGCAAATGTAATTAAAAACATTACACTGTAATTAAAAGCAAGACAAAATGTGTAATCTATTAAGATAATTTAATAATATTCGTATGCATATAGGTAACAAAATCAAAGAAGAAGTCGCTAAAAGAAATATAAGTGTAACAGACTTTGCAAAGTTGATAAACAAAAGCAGACCTTATACTTATTCAATATTTGAAAAAGAAAATATTGATACAGAACTACTTATACACATTTCATCTGTTTTAAATTTATCACCTGCATCATTCTTCGAAGATATAACACCTAGTGTAATGCAAAATGGTACAAAGAATATTTTAGTTGGTAGAGATAATAACGGTAATATATCAACTAATGAATGCCAAGATAAACTTGAAGATGCTATGATAGAAATAAAGCATTTGAAAGCTGTTATCGAAGGCAAGGATAAGCTTCTCGAAGAAAAAGAACGATTAATTAATGTACTAATGAATAAATAACATGGAAGACTTACTGATATTGATAGCAGTCATTTCAATAATATTCGGAATATTGCAAATAATTCTCTTTTGTAAGATTTGGGGTATGACCAATGATATTAGAGATTTGAGGAGTGAATTTATAGGAGGGACAGACCAGTGGACGCTAAGAAAAGCAATCCTTAAAGGAGATAAAAATAGAATTGCAGAATTATTATTTAATGACATGTTTTATAGAATCAAGAAGTATTATAACGATTCTATTCCAGATCCTGATGGTTGTAAAAAGAAAGCTCTTGAAGAGCAAATCTCATCTCTAAAAAAAGAATATAAGAAAAAGTATATAAAATATGGTATTGAATTTCCTGAAGCTATTGACAAGATAGAGAAGCAGGAAGATATTGAGAATTTGTAAGAACAATCCGATTAATATACTAAGAATAAGCGACTAACAAACAAAAAATCAATAAATCATGGAAGACATAATTACATTTACAGGTGTAGTAATGATTGTATTCGGAATACTACAAATCATTCTTTTCTTTAAGATTTGGGGGATGACCAATAACGTTAGCAAAATTAAGGGCAAATTAGAAGAAAATCTAAACGATGATGCCATATTACTAAAAGCTCAATTATTTGCTTTAGACGGCGACAAACAGCAGTCTTTCAATCTTTATAAAGAGTCATTTCATAAAAGTATAATTGAATTATTCAATAAAACAATATCCGAGTTCGGGGACAAAGACAACTTAGATTATAAAGAAAGGAATGAATATTATAAATCCGAATACAAGAAAGTTGTAAAATACTATATAAAAAGAGTAGAGAAATTAGGCATAAAGCTTGATACTGAAAAATTTGATTCATACGAAAAAATACATTCACTTATATGTGAATCAATATAAAAACAAAATAAAAGCTAATTATGGAAGCACTTGGAATTATAGGTCTTGTATATCTATTGGCTGGAATCATCCAGTTGGTTATTCTTATTGTTTTGATTGTGAAGTTCCTCCAGCTTGCAGCTGATGTAAAGCAACTGAAAAACTTATATACTGAAAGGAGTCGTGAATTGTCTTCAAGCATTGATAAACTTTCTTCTGCAATAAAGGAGCAAAGTAACTCAAAGGATAACGATAAGCCCCATGTTGCCAAGGATGAAAATATTGTAGCAGAACTGAAAAAAGAACCCAATAAGCCATATAACGAGGCTCCTGCAAAAGAGGTGCCGACAGTGGATGAAAACAGCAATGACTTCAAACAACATTTACGCAAATGGAAGATTCTTAAAAACAAAGGATATACAGACCAAGCTGTCAGAGAATACATGGAGTACACTAAGCGGGACATGAGTTATGCTGTAGACTTCATCAACTCTATATAAGATGAATTTAGAAGTCTAGCAGATTGATTGTGTAACTAAAAAAAGATTTATGGAACAAGATATACGTTGGTTACAAAGATATGATAGTTATTGTAAGGCATGTAAAAGAGTATTACAGGTTACAGAATCCGAAAGACAGCCCGATGAGTTAACTGAACTGGAAATGGAAGGTCTTATACAAAGATTTGAATATACTTTCGAGTTGGCTTGGAAAGTCCTTCAAGACCTATTGAAGTATAAAGGTTACGAGTTTGTGCAAGGTCCGAATGGTACTCTTCAGAAGGCTTTTGAAGATAATATGATTACGGATCATGACGGTTGGCGTAGAATGGCAAAAGCTAGGATTGCTACCTCGCACACTTATAATGATGGCAAGGCAAGTGAGATAGTCGAAAAGATTTACACTGAGTATTCTATACTACTAAAACAATTAGCTGTTCGGCTTGGTTCTGAAAGAAGTAAAATCACTGGATTATTCGCATAATATGTTTGGTCTAAGTAATGAAGTTATAAAAGATATTAGTGATGTATTAAAAAAACATCCCAATATTGACAAGGTATTAATATTTGGTTCCAGAGCTAAAGGCAACTATACCGAAGGATCAGATATTGATTTGGCCCTTATAGGGGAAAATATATCTTTCAATGAACTGTTGGATATAAATATTCAAATAGAGGACTTGGGGTTACTATACAAAGTAGATATAGTTGATTACAGTAAGAATATAGGTACTCCTTTTGGCGAGCATATAGATCGTGTCGGACTGCTATTCTATGAAAAGCAATGACCATATAACATCATGAGGTCCAGTTAATTGAAAAAGTAAAATACACTAAAAGGCATCCTATTGGATACCTTTTACAATATAATTACATATATTTTCAATATACCTAATGGCAACCTTATCTAGTCCACCGTCATCTCGTTCATAGCAAAATGCATTAATGGAATTAGATGATTGTTTCATTGTATAATCAATATAATATTTGCGTAGTTTACGCATACGATAATTGTAAAGTAACTTTTTAAACATAACTTTTAATTTAAAATATAAATGGAACCAGAGAATACCCCAAAGGTAATAGAACTCAAGGAGTTTGTAGAGGAAGCAATTTCCCAAATCGTTGATGGTATAACAGCTGCTCAAAAAAGAGTTGAAACCAGTGGGGCTATTGTAAGTCCTCGGAAAAGTAACAGTAAGAACAATGTAGAAATAGAAGGAAAATTATACAGTGTTCAGAATATTGAATTCGAGGTATCATTGGCTAATATGTCCGGTGAAGGTGGAAAAGTTGGCTTTGGAGTTACTTTTGGTGCTTGGGGATTCGGTAGTAATACCAAAATTGAAGGACAAGCTAAGTCAGCTACAAATATAAGATTTAGTATACCTATTGTTTTTCCTTGTATAGATAATAAAGAAAACAAGAAAGTGCAAGTAGCCGGACGACAAAAAATAACCGGATAAACCAACAAATAAATATATGGAAGATAAAGACAAAACAATCGTTGCTCTCCGGCAACAGCTCTGGAAAGTACTGCAAGAAAACAGTGCTCAAAAACAAGAAATTGCCCTCTTGAATTATGAGTTAGAAAGATCTAAAATAAGGTCCTCAAAATAGCGCTCTTTGAACTATCTTTGAAATGATTAGCTCACATCATTATAATTGACTGATATGTAGCTGAATACCCTTTATTATCATGCTGCTTTGGGAGCAGGGGGTC